CATCAAATGCCGCCTTGGATAGCAAGACGAGCTTGGACTTCGTGGCGATCATCTTGAACTCATTGGCATCCACTGGATCTAGCACGAGACGAAAGGTGGGTCCTGTCCCGTCACTTAACAGCCCGTCGTATACCGTGTCCCAGATGGATGGCTCTCCCGAATAAATAAGAGTCTTGTTCTCCCTTGACACGGCAGCATCTGTCTGAATCACACGAATCTCTTTTCCTGTCCTGGGATGATGGGCGAGCATTCTATAGTTAAGACAGTTAAAATGTTTAGATGTCTTAGTGGATGGATTTAGAGGACTTAACAAAAAAGGCGAATGAGCTCTTTTCCAAGCTGTTTCCTGATTTTAACTGTTCCATTGAGAAAAAAGAGAAACTCTACGTACATTTCACCTATTCCGAAGCAAGAAAAGGAACGATGGTCTATGAGATGACCAAACTTTCCAATGGGAAAGTGTACGTGAGCTTTGATCCGTTTGAAAGTTTACCGAGGTTTAACGAGATTGATTGGATCGGCCTCAAATATATCAAACGGGCAGAAGAATTTGTAATCTTTTCAGAGGCTGTCTCAGAGTCTTATACAGCCACAACTGGATTGCGAACAACTATCGATTGCTGAGGGTTGCGAACAGGATACATACATTGACAACAATAATATACGAGCACGCATCCAAATAGAAATCCAATAAACGTGGCAGAGACTATTACGATTATTGGGGTTTCGTTTGGTGGAATCTCAGGCCTTGTAGGAGCAGTAAAATTAGAAAGACTCATGGCAATTCTTCGCTTTTTTCGTATAAGCCATCAGCCTAGACCTGCCTAGACCAACGGGCTCCATGCCCGTTGGAGCGATCGGCCGATGGGCCTAGCCCATCAGCCTAAGCAATTCAGACAATACACAACCAATGAACCGCAGCGACTGTGCCTATCTCATTAACACCACCCCCAAATATTTCTACCTCCTCAATCTCCATATTACACTTTTACGCAGATATGCCCCTATGAGCTGGCCCATCTATATCGCCACAGAAGAGCCTGAGAATCCAGAGATTCTGAAGCTAAATATCAATATCCTCCCCCTTCCTAAGGCGAAAGCCGGTTTTTTTGAGAGCCGTGAGGCGGCCGTGGCGCTTCTCCCAGACACGATTCGTTACGTCTTCCCTATCCAAGAAGATTTTCTCCTGGAAGGTCGGCCGATGGAAACCGAGATCGCCGATGCCCTCAGAATTCTTGATGACGACTCCCAGGTCAAATCTATGCGCCTCATGCCCTGTCCTGGTCCTCACGAGATGGACTTGCCGTATAAGGGGGGCAAGTGGAAGATCCTGGATTTTGATCTAGATAGGCTGGTATTCACGTATCAGGCTACACTATGGAAACGAACCCCCTATCAAGACTTCATGAAATCCCTTTTACACAAAACCCAACATCTCAATGAGAGGCAAAAGCTGGCGGTAGCAGTTAGCGTAAATATCGCCGAGATTCCTGAAGGCCAGATTATTCTTCGTGGACACCAAGGCATTCATCTCGCTTATCCTCGCTCTCATCCTCATCCAAACGCCGTGTATCTGTGTCCTTGGCCGTATCGTCCAACGGCTGTGGTGCGGGGAACCTTGGAACCTTGGGCATCTCAACTTGCCGAAAGGGAAGGATGTCCGTTCTAGGGGGTGGTGGGTCACAATGGCAGCAGGAAGAGCAATCACAACAACTGCTACAGTCATCAGAATCTTCATACACTTTTGATTCGTCCACGATGGGGCGTTTAACTACAGGGCGTCTGGCGAATAAGGATAAAAACCGTTGGCATATATTCTTAATTGCTTGCATTCTATTCTCGTTGAATATTACTAATCTGTATTATCCAACGTGACAAACACTCCTCCACTCTGTGGAATCTGGACACTAAGTGTAACATTAGAACCAGCACCATTAACCATCCTATGATTTAGTTGGAGTTGGTTAGGATAGACTCCACTCGGGGCAAGATCATTGGAACTGAGCATAAAACTGAGATTTGTCATTAATCCGCTCGTTCCATTAAACCTCAAACTCACAGGCTTTCCTAAGATATTACTATTTGCCGAATTTGTTAAGAATGTGCTAAAACTTGTATTCAAGCTGGCACTTGTATTAGGTAGGCCGACAGCGGAACGAATAGAGGTGATTACGGCACGATTAGCTTTAAAATAGTTACTCTCCTGTATAGACCAAGAAATCCCATCAAGGCTGTATAGAATATAAATATAATATCCTTGATTTGTTACAGTATACCAGGTAGATAGCCCAGGATTCCACGTAACACTGACACATGGCAGTGATTCATTAATTATTTCTTCAGGGACTGTGGAACGAGACCAGTTTATCCCATCAGGGCTGGTAAGAATACAGGGTTCATTTACAGCGACAAGCTGTCCAACGGCGACCCATAGTTTCCCATTCCATGCTATATCAGATAGTGTAGCAGAAATTGTATTATTTGATAAATACCAATTTAGTCCATCAGAACTATAAATAATTTTACTAATATCGCAAATTACCCATACAGAGCCATTATAAGAACTACATCTTGGTTCAGTAATTGAAGCAAACCCATTATAATTTGAATTTGGAACAAAAGACCAGGTTTGTCCGTTATCTGTGCTATAATAGATAATGTTAACTCCTGTAGCTATCCAGGTTAGCCCTCCATACGTTATTGTTCGAATCGTTTCTGAAGATAACCCCCCACCTGGGTTTGGTAAAGCGGCAGTATAAAACGTAGCACCATAATCATCTGTATATTTAAGACAATCGAGCCCAGATGAATGAGTTCCTCCAATAAATATTAAGGGTTTATCAAGGGGCAGTTGAGGAAAAATACGGCCTTGGCGTATTGTTATGGCTCGAATAGGATTAATTTGGGATACACCTTTTACAAACCATGTTATTCCGTCATAACTTGTTCCAAGAACTTGGTCTGAATTATTTGAGCCAACTGCACTCCATCTATTCATATAACTATCATAGGCAACCTTAGTGATTGATTTGAAGACGCTCTGTGCCGAGGCCGATGGTTCCCAATTAATTCCATCTGTTGTATAAAGTAACATGGCATTGCTATTATTTATAACGGTTCCATTGGCATTAAATGTGGCATAATATCCTGCGGCAACCATAAGAGCGCTACCTGTAGGATACGTCATCGATATATTTGCGTTCACATCAATACGCATCAAGGAAGTATTCACCAGTTTATTGCTATATCCGCCGATATTAAGAAGACCTGTTCTAAGCGTGGCTCCATCAGCCATACTCTGAAAAATGGAACTTCCAGGATAAGCAAGAGTGGACTTATAGATATGGTAACTTCCAGGATTCATGGTACTGATGTAACCATTACTCAAATTGCTCCCAACTCCAGAAAGAAACTTCACCATGGGTCCAATGTATCCAGTGATTCGTCCCATATCCGCCAAATTCGTGAAACAATCATAGAGGGTCGTGGTGCTAATATACCCACTGTCGTAAGAAAGACCAGTAACAGCATTATTTAAGGTGGCGGTACTCACATATCCTGAAGAGCCGAGGCCGGCCACTGTGGACCGAAAGGCGCTCGTTGTGGTTGAGCCGAATATGGTGGACATGCTGCTAAAGCCAGGGCGAACTGAGGCGAGTATATCAAGAATTGTGGTGCTTAGAACAGGCACGCTGATGGTGCTCAAGAATTCTATGCTGGAAAGCCACTGTATCTTGCCAAAATCACCAATAACCGGGATAGAAGCAGGTTGTATATAGTCAGCGTTACTATTTAGACAAAACACATCACGAACTTTGAGTGTCGTGGTGTCTACTGTCAATCTTGAACTCATTCTAATCTACCTCAAATCTATTGTTTCATCCCTGTTAGCGTGTATGCCAGAGAATTGAATCCAGGTGTTAAATTATTAATCGCCTCATTTGTTCTGTCATTTGGATAAGAAACCATGTTCACATCCACGTGGTGATAAATCGTAAAGGTTGAATCAAGAGCGTTTACAATATTACTGCTGTTAATCACAAACTTCATGGTATCTGTGTATAAATAAGGCTTCGTATTAACGGGATCTGTGGTCTGGAGAAACCAAGGGCGAACAAAGGTCGCCTCATTAATCGTTGTATTTCCCGCCACAATAAAGGTTGATACAAAGGCTAAATTTGCCGATGTGATGAGGAAATTGTAGATCATGGATGGAGAATAACTCATCATAAACTGTGCCCCCTGATTAACAAGTGACGATACCGAATCAAGGCGAAACTGGACGGTTGACACAGTAATATGCTGATTTGATCCAACTACTCCTTGATATGTCTTTGTAAATTGGGATGTGTTAATACTGGAACTATACGATACGACGGAATCTAAGGCATTACTGAATACAACATTGTTCGCCTGAACACTGGTGGACAGTAGCCTGAATAAATCGATATTTGTGTAAAAGTCCATCATAGTATTCTGGGTATTCTGGATCTGAGTTTGGAAACTCAGCGAAGTACTCAGTAATTCACCGGTATTTGTGCTCATGGAAGTAATGAGCGATGAGCGGTCGCTGAACAAAGTGCTGACCGTACTCATGGATGAGGGATAGGTTGCGTAGACAAGACTACTGATCGTTAAATACTCGGCGGAGTTGAAACTAGAAATAGTCAAAAAGACAGAATTGCTCGTGGAATTACCATTTAACACAATATCTCCAACACCGACCAGATTCAGAATAGTTGATACAGAACCGGCGCTCATGCTCAGGCGATTTGAATTCTGAATCGCCGCTTGTGAGACAGTAGAAGCATTGGATATCATATTGATTTGTGAGTATCCATAGATTCCTGTGCTAATCGCCGAAACTTGTGTGTCAAAAAAGAGGGTTTGATTTAAAGGGTCACCTGTTATCTTCACGCCATTTCTTCCGACTAGTTTCATCGTCGGAGAAAGAATGGAATTAGAAAATGACGTTAGCATATTTCCACCGCTGATATCAAAGCCCGTGAATCCTTTTGAATACAGGGTAATGAGATTTGTGGTGGAATTCGTTATTGATCCCATACCTTGCGTGGTGGATAGATAGAGTGTGTTAAATGTGGATGTTTGGGGGAAGGGGAGATTATCCACCACCACTTGGTTGAGGGCAGGTGCTCCGCCGAGGCTGGAAGGGATGGCCCAGAATGTCCCTCCTTGTCCATCGGATGTCAGTGTGGTGAGGGCAGGGATGAAGGAATTTGTTGGTGTGAGGGCATTGACTTGCCGAATGGTTATTATTTCTGTGTCTACTGTTCTGCGGGACATCCCCTTCTACCCTTAGACAGTATTATGGCCTTAGACAGAATTCTTAGACAGAATTCTGGACACTCACAAAAACAGACCCTGTGGATCCGAAATACGGTGTGACGATATTACTGTGGAGGGCGTTCTGTAATTGATTTTTCTGTATAGAACTCGGCATGTAATGATACAGCGTGATCCTTTTCGTGAAATCCAGAGCCGTCCCATAAGGGATGGTGAGGCGAATAGGCTGATTGAAAATATTGGACGAATCCACTCTTACTGTCGGATTTCCTTCAAAGCTCACTTGCGTTGTTCCCGCAAACATGGCGTTCGTCGTGGTGGTGCTATATAGAAGAGTGGCCGGCTCGTATTTTAGCATAGTAGACATATACAACATGGTAGTGGCTGTGGCGCCTGTTCCCAACTTCGTGAAGGCGTAGGTGGGGAAGACATCCACGGTAATACGAGAATTGGAATTAATGAAACTACTGAGGGCATCCAGTCTTAGAATCGCCGTGGAAAACTCCATGGCGTTCGGCGTAACCAGATTTCCTGTGATAGTAACACCTGGTGACGCCCCGCTGTAGACCATACTGCTTTGATAAAAGGTGCTCACATAGATGACATTCGCCGTATTCGTGAAGGTATTTGTCCCGCCAATCACCGTCACACTCGTGACAGTATCAAAGCGAATACTGTTCTTCATTGCCGAGATTCCTTCAACCGCCGTGGAAAGATTGATATTCGTCACATAACCAAAGGTGGACAAGCCGCCCACAGTGCTCGCCATACTCAAACTGCTCACATACCAATTACCCAGAGTGTCAAACTTGTTATTCAGGGTGGCCGTGCTCACATATCCGATAGAGCCGAGACCGGCTACGGTGCTTCGGAAATCCGTCAGTGTGCTGGCATATCCAGAAGAGCCAAGGCCAGCCACCGTACTTGTGAGCTGATTTGAATTGACGTATCCCAGCTGACTGAGACCCTCCACCGTGCTCAAGGACGATGCGTTCAAGGAAGCAGTCAAACTGGAAATCGTGGAGCTGTTAGCGTATTGAAAGGTGCTTAGAGAAGGAATGAGGCTGCTGACGGTGCTTGGGCTCTGTGATAAGGTGCTGACGGCTTGGGCGATAGCGGCATTGAGAGTTGCCGTGCTCACATAGCCAAGAGAGCCAAGGTTGTTCGTGACAATATTGCCGGCGAGTCCATCAATCTGGGCACCCAAGCTACACAGGGATTTGAGGAAAACCGAAGAAATGGAGGACAGGCTGGCGGTGGTATCATAGGTTATGGTGGAGAATGTGCTAATGGTGGAGGGCATTCCTACCAGCACAGGACCACCCACAATGGCCAGAGTAGATAACATGTCTGTCCAATTGGTTCCACCGAGACCGTTGGTTAACAGGACTTGTCCTGTAGAAAGAAAAAGTCCTGTATTTGAATCTAGGGCATAGACTTTACGAAGGACTATCGTATCGGACATCGTTCTCCTTTTTACACAGAAAAGCTAATGCGAGAATTACCCTCACCAAGAATCACCGACACAATCAGATGACACAGGGAGGAGGATTATTACAACTTGTGGCCAGTGGAAAACAAGACGTTTTTCTCACAGGGAATCCCCAAGTCACATGGTTCAAAATGGTATACAGAAGATATACTAATTTTTCCATGGAGTCTTCCATTATTCAATTTGATAATCAGGCCGATTTTGGCCGACGTATCACGACGGTTATACCAAGAAAAGGCGATTTACTTGGTCCTCTATGGTTAGAGATTGTTCTTCCGGCACTTTATGATTCCACGACAAACAAACCAGTCTCTTACACAAACTCCATAGGTCACGCCCTCATTCAAGAAATTAGTCTGGACATTGGGGAACAAGAAATTGATAAACAGACCGGCGAATGGATGGAGATCTGGACGAACTATGTGATCACTGAAGATAAGCGCCAGGGATGGAACAACATGATTGGAAAGACGAACGGCGCCAGTCAGGGAAATGCCCCTTCCAATGCCGTCAATCTGTTCGGCCCTATCAGTCTTTATGTCCCTCTACGTTTCTGGTTCTGTAAGAATCCTGGCCTCGCCTTGCCGCTGATCGCCCTTCAATACCACCCCGTTCGTCTGAATATCACGCTGCGCCCCCTCCAGGGTGTGTTCGTGGTGGATAACCCTGGCGCCGTTCCTTGCGATGTCACGGTAAAGCCGGCCTCCATCACGTCCTTCAATATGTATGGCGACTTCGTCCATTTAGACATAGAGGAGCGACGCAGATTCGTGGCAAATTCTCACGAGTATCTGATTGAGCAGGTTCAATACACTAACAGCATTTCCATAGACAAGGCGGCAACCACGGTCCAGCTTCCTATGGAATTCAACCATCCTATCCGTGAGCTGTTCTGGCTCGTTCAGAGAGATGCGGCGGTGAATGCCCATCAGTGGTTCAATTATACGAATCTGTCTATTGGGGAAACCTCCACACAAGTGGGATTCCAGAATCTCATTACTACGGCCATTTTACGCCTTGACGGCTTTGACCGCTTTGATATTCGTAATGCCGATTATTTTCGTCTGGTTCAGCCATATCAATATCACACCGTCATTCCTATTGATGATTATGTGTATTCCTATTCTTTCTGCTTCCGCCCCGAGGATGTCCAGCCAAGTGGAAGTATGAACGCCAGTCGTATTGACAGCATTGTCTTACAGATTCAGATGAATGCGGCAGTGAGTCCGCCACGAGGACCGGCGAATGCGAGAATATACGCACTCAATCACAATGTCCTCCGTGTTACGAATGGATTTGGCGGAATCTTGTTCCGCATCTAGACACTGGGGTTGAAGGGTAGAAACCCGGCAATCAAAGCTCTATCGTAACTGTAGTAATGGTGTGGGAATTCCCAGCAGTATCCCAGACCCGTATTGAATTTTGGAGTAACCCCCAATTCACCCAATCAGGCATGTGGTGGTTCACCCTGGTTTTTGGTATGTTCGGACTCCATCATCTATATCTGAGATCTCCTCAGACAGCCCTTATTTTTTTAATTGCCAATTTCTTCAGTCTGGGATATCTATGGGCATATGACATGGTCCAATTATCTAGTTCTGGTGGGTATACGACCGAGACTCTCAATAAACACGGCCTGGCACATCCTTGGGGCGCTATGGGATTGGCGCAAGGAATGTGGGCGGAACCTGAGGCTCTTGACGATAAGGGGGAAGCTCCTAATCCTCTATGGTTTGTCTTATATGCCTTGCTCATCCCATGTGCTCCGCTGGCACAAATGATCGCAGGAGATACGAATAACGCCGTGTCCAGATTCGCTGATTTAACCATCATTCCCCTCGGCTTCCTCTTTTATTTATGCGCCATGTTCTACGACTATTGGATTCTCTTTAGTAATCCCGCCGATCTCTTGGTGGCTGGTTCTAAACGCTTCTTCCCCTTCACCTACCTTGGAATGGATGCTGATGGACATAGTCCCAGGCTCACAGGACAATCTGAGATAAAACCTTGTCCTCCCGATACTATGTTCAAGACCATCATTCGCATGATTATTCCCATCCTGTCCTATTTTTTCCCAGGGATAGGAAAAAGCATTTCAGCTGCCTTAGATACCAAGGATGCTATTGTGGAGTCTGTGACTACGGCGAAAGAAGTGATTGTGGATAAAGGCTTGGCCAAGGTGGCTCAAGTGACTGATGCCGCAGCACAGGTTGGCGCTCTTTCTTCTGGATTGGCGAGCGGTGTTGGCTCTTCTGTGGCGAGCGCAACGGCAAAGCTGAGTAATCCTGGATTCGCTTCAACCATAGGAACATTGGCGCCTACCCCTGTTGTAACGGTTCCTACCCTTCCTTCTGCTCTTCCTGTCCAGCGACCCGTCATGGTGGGTGGCGCAAGGCTAGAGAGAGCCAGAAAAGAAAACACATTTAACACCTTGGATTATACTGCCCTGGGCGCTCTTGGTGCGGTCATCGGTGGTGGATTACTTCTTTCGGCAAGTAGAAATGTCGGATCTAAAAATGATACCCCTCCAAACACAAGAGCAGTTTGAGGCGATGTATGCCAAGGTTGAGTCTCCCATCCTCGTCTATTTTACGGCGAACTGGTGCGGCGCTTGTAAGCGCTTGGACATGGAGTTTATCCACGAAGAGTTTCCTGATCTTCCCATCTATAAGTGCGATATTGATGAGAATAAATATACTCCTGGATTCTGTGGTGTAAGAAGTATTCCCAACTTCGTCTTATTAAAAGCAGGAACACCGGCAAAGGTAGAGAATCTTCAGAGCAGCAATACCGCCGCCGTGGCCACCTGGATTAATAAGAATTTACAGAAGTAGAATGGAGGAAGATACACTAAATACTATGTATAATACTTTAACAATTAAGAAAAAAGGAGAAGTTTTCAGAAGATTATTAGATAGTAAAGAGTTTTATGATAATATATATAGAGGGTTTAATAAAGATATTAAAGATCAGTTTATTGAACATTTATTTAGCACAGATGATTTGGAAGAATTAATTACTCAATTCCCAATCAGTAATGACGATGTAAAAATAATACATGACGAGTTTATAAAAGCGATTGAATACGTGAATAGTCCTCATACTCCTCCAGTAAGATCACGAGTTGGAACACCAGTTGGTTCAAATAATGAAAATGAGAATTCTGGATCTGCTGGAGGGTATGGAACAAATAATATGTCAAATGGGTCTTCTGAGCGCCAGAGAAAGACCAGAAAGGCAAAATCCAGAAAGGCTAAGGCTCGTAAGGCAACCCGCCGTCGTAAATAGTCATTGATGTCGCCTTCCCGCCCTCACCCACACGAACTCGCACTAATACAAGAGACAATCGCATTGCTTCTTGTATAGCTCTTTCCAAATCGTATAAAACATAAGCTATCTCATGCTTGTCGTAGAGGATATACATGATCATTTCTCTACTCTAGCAAATAAAGGTTTGGGAGACATTTGAATCCCGCCACAATGGAACAAACAATAAAGATATGATGCCAGGTATGACTGCCGAATTTGTCAAAGATTCCTCCAGGATTATAATACCGTTCAGGAAACCCGCCTTTGAAAAAGACGAGTCCAGCAATCGTGATAAGGATGCTACAATTGAGCGACGCTTGTGTAGAATCTTGAACGACAGAATCAGACCCTCTAACACAATACACCGCCAACGTGAATGGAACTGTTAACGCAGGATAGGCAAACGCCCAGAATCTTCCAATCTCTATATCTGTAACGATTCGTTGCGCACAAAACAGAGCGCCCATGGTTTGAAGAAAAAAGCCCACTATACATAACCAGCGACTGTGCCAAATGCCTTTTGTTAAGAGAAAGGTATCCAATAATGAATGTGCATAATTAATGGCGATAATTCCAAGATAATCCATTTTTCGTGAGAAAGTGGACCAGCCCTTTTCAATGTGAAGTAAATGCGCTAATCCAGACGTAATACCCATCGTCGCCGCAGCCCCATTTGTAACAAAGATCAAAAACTCGTGTTCTGGACTGCCTGATGGAATAACAGTCATAGTCTTCCAGAGCCAGTAGAGACCAGGTATTAAATGTGTATAGATATTCAATGTTTCGTTGTGCCACCGCAGCATAACTTACCTACCAATCCCCAGCTCTTTACCCCTCTGCCGAGAAAGGTCAGTGACCATGGCGAGCGTATAGGAAGCCGTGAATCCAGTGTGATCATCTTTAGCCATCTGGGCAAACACAATCTTCGCCAAAGGATGAGATGGCATAGGCAACTCATTCTCCTTCACCAGATTCCCTTGGCGAACAAACTCCCAAGCATCTGGGAAATCCTTTACCGACATATTAATCGCATCAATGGCACGCTGAACCATATCCTCCGTGATAAGGTTTGCCAGGCCAGAGGCGAAAGAGTTTCCAGAAACATCAGGGCGAATCTTGTGGGTAAAGGCAAAAGTGTGACAGCCTTCCATGGTGGGACTGATTTCCAGGCAACTTCTAAAAATCAATTTTTTTAGCCAGGAATCTGGCTAAAAAAATAGGTTGGATTCTCTACGAGAATCCCAATTTTTATCCTATAATAGATGGATTATGATTTCATCATTGTTGGCGCAGGCATAGCCGGCCTCTATTCCGCCCTAACTATAACAAAGGCATTTCCCAAAGCCAGAGTCGCTCTTATGGAAATGTATGATTCTCTCGGCGGCCGCATTCAAACCTATCATAAGGGCGCCGTCCAGTTTGAAAAAGGCGCTGGAAGAATCCACAGCTCCCACGCCCTCGTGAATTCGCTGGTCGCCCACTACGGTCTCACCAAGATAAAAATCCCGAGTGAAGAGGCCGCTGAATGGCATCCTATGAAGGCCCAAGTAACCAAGAATATGTGGGCATCCCTGGCAGCCTACATAGTATCCATTTTACACAAACTCGACAAATCCATCCTTCAAACCCATACTCTTGAGGAAATTCTCTATAGCACCATGGATGGACAGAAGGTGAAGGCGATGTTAAGCCGATTCGCCTACACATCTGAGATTGTCACCTTGAGGGCAGATATTGCCCTAGACTCCTTAAGAAACGAACTCGGTGGAAGGGAGGGCTATTTCTATGTTCTGAAAGAAGGGTTGGCTTCTATGGTGGATCATATGGCCAACGACTTGAAAGGGAAAGTGGACATATTCACCGAACACCGTCTGGTCTCCCTGACCACTAAAGACAAAGTCTATCTCAATTTTACACCCACGAACAATAAAACCAAGGTCCAGAAAACCTTCAAGGCGACCAAGGCCATTCTCGCCATTCATGCCGATGCCCTCAAAGGTATCGCCATCTTCAAGAATTTACCGATCCTCAAACATTTATCCATGACACCCCTCTTACGCATTTACGGTGTGTTCCCTAAACCGGCCTGGTTCGCCGATATTCCAAGAACCATCACGGATTCTCCCCTGAGAAATGTGATTCCGATCTCCGCCGCCTCAGGCACCATCATGACCTCTTACACAGATAATACAGATACAAAATTCTGGCTAGATATTCTTAAAAAAGAAGGAGAGAAGGGAGTTTCTGATAGAATCATTGCCGAATCTGAGAAACTATTTGACCGAAGCATTCCTAAACCGACCTTCTTCAAGATGTGTCATTGGAAACATGGATGCTCCTATTGGTTGCCCGGCCTTTATGATGTGAGGGAAGAAAGTCGTCGCATCATGCAGCCGATTCCTATGGCTCACCCCAATGTGTTTGTCTGTGGAGAAAGTTACGCCGTCAATCAAGCATGGGTAGAAAGCGCATTATCACACGCTGATGATATGCTTCAACGATTTATTCTTGTTTAGGACTAGAATGTCATCTAGACTCGCTATACACCTCTTTCACATTTTCCTGGTGGCGCCCTTCTTCTTATACGTGGCCATCCTCCGTGGGCAGCTCAGTCCATGGATCTTTACTATTTTATCAGGCCTGGGAGTTATTCTGATCTTTTACCATGGGTACAAGTCTATGTTAAAGTGGAAAGCGCAGAGTCCTAGCCTCTGGATAAATCTCATTCATGCCTTGGCCGTGGGTCCTTTACTTCTGTTCATTGGTGCCAAAGGATATGATACGCCAAGATGGGCGTTTGAACTTCTGGCTATGACGGCCTTTGCCGCCTTCGGCTACCATTTATATTCCATTGTTATTGATGTGAATGATATGACGAACGCAGTCAAACGGACAGATGAACTGCCCGTTTGAGCGAACGATTTTTCCAGAACTAAGGTTCTGGAAAAATCTAAAAAAGATATTTCTGACACAGGTCAAAGCTAAATACACAGTCCTTTCTTAATAATGGGGTTGGTCCTAACCTCCTCAGGAAGGCAATTAACAAGATGATACACATATGAAGGCTTTGACTGAAAGCCTGTACCACAATGACTACACTGAATTCCCTCCTCGGTCTTGCCAAGATACTTGTTAGTGTATCCTGCCAGATGTTTTAAGAGATAATGACTACGTAGACCTCCCTTGGTCAAACTCTGGAAACCACAGGTCGTATGAGGACAGACAAACTCACGAACTCTCTGGTCAAGCTGATCTGGATGCTTGGCGGCCATGTGGTTATCTAAGGTCTGACGAGCAGGACACTCGTAAGCACAATGCTCACACTTATGCTTGAAGGCGCCAGAATGCTTCGCCTTAATGTGCATATGGACGGTACTCTGATTCTTCTTTGTGAAGTCGCAATGGGGGCACTGAAACTCGCCGGTCTCGGTGCGGATATACTCGAACGTCATGGGGACTGTTGGTTAACGGTGGGAAAATATTCAATTTTTGTGCTCATCTGTGATGAGCACAAAAATAAAGTGGATTCTCTACGAGAATCCCAATTTTTGTGCTCATCTGTCAGCCAATTTTTTGCTATAATTAGAATTAGATGTATAACAGCACAAAAATGATTCGTGTTCATACACGTGATTTACAGAATCCAGGAATTCTTAAAAGATATACGACACTTGGCTTTCGTCATATACGAAGAGTCATTTGTCTAAACAGATTTCCAACTATAGGAACACTTTCCGAGATATCCTATTATCCGCTAGAAGGATCATTCCCTATTGATTCTCGTGAAGGTCGGCGTCTCATTGGGAAAATGGCATATATCTGATGGCTATAAAAAATGAAAATAACCCAAGCCTCCAAAACCCAGTCCCCAAGATAGAAATGGACGCTATCGCCGATATCATTCCCTCATTGTGGATTGTCAATAAGATCCCTTTTACACAAATCCTGCTGCTCCTTCTGGCAGGCGGCCTCATGAGCCTTGCTTACAATGTTAAGAAAGATATCAACGAGTTAGCGGAAGAGATACTCAGTGTATATTCAGATCTCAAAGGCACGGACACCATCGCCCGTGACTGTGACGAAGATATTCTTGTTCTCAAGGAACACTCGTCTATCCAATCAGAAGAAACACAAAGTATTAGCAATAATCTCACCAGGACAGTTCTACTTCTGGAGAGCTTGGATAGACACGTTAACATTCTGGCCCAGCGACAAGAGGATCTTGAATACGAAAGCGTAAATCAACAGTGGTATGGACTATTAAAAGCACAGACCCACTATGGAAGTCTGGAGCTGGAAGTCACTATCACGAATACAGATGTGTTTCCCAAGATTCGCAACAGGCTCTGGCTAGAAAAGATAGAAGGTTCTACCTACATGGATAGTGTCGTGCGTGATGTCGTCTCTGTAACACCCCCCATGTTAGATTCTACCCGCTTCATCCAGAAAAATTTGCTTGGCTTTTCTGGCTCAGTAAGTGTCGTAATCTCATGGAACGATGCTGGGCGATATTATGAGCTTGATCAGTATTTGAAGAAGTTTAAGATTGTTTGGGAGAAGCGTCTGGTTGATTTCTTAGGATAAGTTCTTCAGGGCGACATGGCTTTTATTTAATTCCAAGAATCAAATAAAAATTGGTGTTTGAAATTTTTATTAGCCAAAGTCCCAAGCAGTTTATGCTAAATACGTGGATAGGCGGTACTCTTGAACTCGGCTCTAAAGTTCGTTACGGCATCACAACCCACGGCACACCAATCTATCGCTTTGTTCCTTATGACAGATCTCTCGGTCCTTTTGCGGTTGGCTGTAGCCAACGTAATGACAACGTCCATGCCATCGTGGAATACGGAAAAGAATACCCGCAGACAAAAGAGCTCCCACGAGCGAATCTCGTCCAAATCCTTGGTAATCCGACCCCTGAGTCAGAGCTCGCCGTCCTCATGGCAACCTACGCCTTTGACAGTAAAAAGGAGCTCCGTCCCAGTAAACAAAAACAAACCGAACCAAGTCTTCCGATCATCTCCCCTGAATCCAGCTCACAAAGAGTCCATCTCCAAGGCTGGACCTTCCATATAGATCCTCCAGGATGTAAGGACGTGGACGATTCCTTCACCTTCTTAAAAACGGCAACGGGCTGGACCATCAGCATCAATATCGCTGATGTGGCCGCTTATGTGAAGCAAGGTGATCCCGTTGACTTGATGGCAAAAGCGAAGGCGACCTCCTTCTATTCTCCCACAGGCACCGTTCTAGCGCCCATGCTCCCTGCCCATATTGAAGAAGCCGCCACCCTCCTCCCAGGACAACCACGACTCTGTCTGAGTCTCCAGTTTGATTGGTCTGCCCAAGGCCAAATCCAACCAACCAACTTCACCTGGCTTCAAACAGTCACCACCACAAATCATTCTTACACATACGACGAAGCCCAGGAAGACTTCCGCAACCAAACCCGTGAAGAAATCCAAGTCTTGGCCGCCCTGACCGGCCAAACAGATTCTCATAAATGGGTGGAAACGATGATGATTCTCTATAACACACACGCAGGAGAAGCTCTAAGATCTAAGAGGCAAGGCATTCTCCGCACCCATTCCCAACCCGAACAAGAAAAGCTGGATAAATGGACCCAGATTGATCCAGATCTTGCCTTCTTGGCCTACGACTCCGCCACCTTTGTGGGGGCATCTGCCAGTAATCCCACCCATTTCGGCCTGGCCACAGGCGCTTATGCCTACGCTTCATCTCCCATTCGCAGATATTGCGATCTGGTCAATCAACGCATTCTCAAGGGCGAAGTCGTCACAGATGACCTCGTCCAACATCTGAATAAACGCCAAAAACAGGCCAAGGCATTTAGTCGAGATCTCTTCTTCATGACAGAACTCAAGGAGAGCAGGCCAGTGACAGGAGTTGTCGTTGAAAGCGGCCCAGAGAAATTTAGAGTATATGTTCCGGCCTGGAAGCGTGTGGTGAAAGTGCGGTCCTTGACCGCAATCCCAGAACCAAAGACACAAGTTTCTCTCACATGGTATCTGGATATGAAGACTCCATTTTGGAAAGAGAGGATGGTCTTTCGTCACACCATTCTATAGAGATGGAGACATCAAAAATTCTAGCCGCTTCTTTTTTGGTCGTGGTATGGTGGATCGCCCTTTGGGGCATCATTGAGATTGTGTTAAAAAGGTTGGTTGGTAACTCTGAGACCAATTTGGTCATTACCTATAGTCTGATGATTGTCTTTGTGATTGCTGTTCTCTATACATATCCTGTGATTATCGAAAGGTTTTTCTGAGGCGACCTCAAATACGCAAATACAGACTCTCTGAAAGCACGATGTCTCGTAAGACGAGTGGCCGTGCTTCCTCCAACTTCGCCAACATCTCAACCTGTTCAGACATGGTGGCCATGGCCTGGAATTCCTCCAGGAGACCGCTCAACTTCATGAGCGCCTTCTGAAGATTCCCCTCAAAGATCTCGTGCCTTGCGGCAATCTGTCCCAGGGTCTCCTCGCTATTCAGCCAATCCGAGATGGGTTCAATCCACTCCGTGCTCAGATCCCAGAACTTCGGGTCGTAGGCGATCTTGTATTTGGCCTCCAGGGTCTGAATGTCCTTTGCCGTCGCATGGAGATGTTGGAAGGTCTCATTGATCTCATTTGACACAGACTCGCAATATCCACAGAAGACGTTCTCATCTCGCCCCTCGCCAATAAACAGGGCCAGGACGGTGAGGAGATCTTTCAGGGGGAGAGGAGATAAAGTTTTCGTCTGATGAACAAATAGCTCTGCCATCAAGAATGGGTGACCCTCATTCACCTCAGACGCCAGTCGTCCTAACGGTGAGAGAGATCCATTCTCTACGTATCCGTATTCCTCCATTAGACGACGACGAGCGAGGACGGAAGGAATATTACACGAAGTGGCGTCATGAGGTGGCCAAAGAACGTCCCTCGTTCTACAAATTTCTTCTTCAATTGAATCCCTCTTTCTACACAGCTCTTTGTGAGTATCGTATGATGCACGAATCGGCCCCCATACCGCATCCTTATGTTCGTCGACCCAAGCCGCCAACTCTCGTTGCGCCGCCTTCTTCTTTGCGTTCTGGTTCTGGGAAATCCTTAATTGAATCTCATAATACTTCTCACACTCCCTTGCTTCGTCCTCGCTCACAGGCGCTAAAGAAATCCCCTCTTTCAGCTCTTTCAACTCTTTCTCCA